TCAAGAATTGGACTTATCAACTTGCTATTAGATGAAGATACATTAAACCCAGAATTAGACAATATTGAGCTAGGAATAGCAAACTATTGGGGTTTCAATGGTGAAAAAGAAGAGAACCCTTCTGATAGTAGTAATATTGCAATTCCTACTATTAATATAGTTGGTGAGCAAAAGGCTAGATTAGGAAGGTCTTACAGTTACTCGGTAGTTCAAGTGAATGAAGACGGAAGTAAGACCCCTCTCAAAGTGTCAGAATGGGACGTAGAGAGCGTTCAAACCTTGCCTATAAATATACTAGAACGTGATGAAGATATGTTCCAGTTTAGTGTTATAGACGACTCACGCTATATAGGAAACATGATGAACATTCTTGCTAAAGTTAATGATCAGTATCAAAGTTTATCTGTAAAGATAATAGCTAAATTTTAAATTAAGAAGGGTGGCGTATTTATCTGATAAAAATAACTAGAAGAAAATTACACTCTCCCAATAGTTCTGTAATGCAGATTACAACATGGAAGCAAAACATGATAGATACAATTTGTCATGATGACGATATAGCTAAAATGTTGAAATACCCTACTTCGGATGCTTTATCTCGTGAGGCTTTGACAGAAGATGAAAAATTAGCTCTCGTCAAGGATAAGATTCACGGAACTACTTATGTACCTAAAACTGTTGAGAGTCAAAGCAGTTATATAACAATGGGTATAAGTGGTTTTGTCCCACAAGAATCGTGGAGACAATTCTCTGAAAGATATGTAATGGGTTATCTGTATTTCAACATATTAGTCGATAGAAATATCATGGAAATGGACGAAGGATATAGACAAGATTTACTCTTGCAAAGAGTTTATGACTTGTTCCAAGATAATAATTTCTATGGAATGGGTAAGATTCAAGAAGGTAACTTAGTCGAGAATTGGCAACAAGATAATAGGTTTGGCGGATATACTATAATGTTCAGAGTTATAGATTACAAGTAGGAATATTGACATGAATATAAACTACACAAGCCTATTATTAAAAGGAATTATACCATTCAATGACAAAGTTAATATATATGCTCCGACAATTGATGAGATTGTAACGATGGGAGAAACAGAGCTTTCTCTTTATATAAAACCATTCTCCATAACGATAAGAGAGCTTTACTCAGGCATGGCAGAGATAGTGGATCAAATGGAAGAAGCATTCCCAACATTATGGGATATGTCCTTTGATAAAGAGGGTAATAAAGAAATCGGAAACATGATTTCACAATCAGACTCGACACTACACCAACTGTTTGCTAAAGGCTTTGCTTATTGGACTAAATTAAACGAAGATGATTTTCAGTTTTTAAGTAACAAAAAAGCAATATGTAAGAAATTAAATTGGGTAATTGATAAACAAGAGTTTTTAGATTTTAGTGAATGTGTCAAGGCTATCACAATGGCAAAACCCAATGAAGACTTGATTGCTCCTAAGAATATGTCTAAGGCGCAATTGAGAATTTGGAAAAATGTGTATAAAGGACGAGTAAGAAAGTTAAGCAAAGAACAAAAGGTTGAATTGGGCGATAAAATCCTTATTTTACAAGGCTCGTCTACCTCGTATATCTCATTCAAAGAGATAGGGGAAATGAACTACTATCAATTCAACAATTTAATAAAACTGTACATGGAAAAAGAATACTATGAACAGAACCTACAAATCTACACAGCCTATAAGTTTGATACATCAGACATGGAATTAAAGAATTGGCGAGAAAAGATATCGCTACAAAAAAATATATGAGGTGATTATAAATGGCAATTTTTGGTATGAAAGATGCCTCCAATATTACATTATTGGAAAAGGCTAGTAAGAAAGTTGCAATGTACATCGATTATGCTAACGCTACTACAAGTGAGTGGAGTTCAGATCGTGTATATGCAACAAAGAAAGGTGCAAATGCTATTGCATGGGATACAAACCGTGCTGGTAAGTTGACTCTTGAATCTGAATTGTTTGACTTGAAACTATTGGCTATGACAGTTGGTAGTGGATTAGATCAAGGTTCAGCAGATATCTTCCGACGTGAGACATTTACCTTGGATTCAAGCAAGGCATTCAAGCTAGAATCTGTTCCTAAGTCAGATTCAGTATCAGTATTCAAGTTAAAAGAAGATGGAGTTGAACATGATGGTTCGGAGATTCCACAGAAGATTACTGGTGATGCTGGTTCAGTGCCAGTAATGGTTACTGACGTAGCTGTTACTGCCAAAGATACTTCAGCAGATATCACATGGTCAGCTCCTAACGGAGCTAACTCGTATGTTGTATATCGTGATGGCGTACAAATCGGTCAACCAACTACTACTTCATTCAGTGATAGCGACTTGGTTGCAGAAACACAGTACAAGTATACTGTAACGGCTATCAATGGGAATGGTCAATCACCTGTTTCCGCAGAGGTTGTAATTACTACTGCTGCTGCTGGTACTTCAACTGCTGGGGCTGTTGTAAAGGCAACCGATGAAGCTGTCGCAATCGCAACTGCTGCTGCAAACGCTGCTGGTGAATCAGGTTTGAGCTTTACTGTTGGTGAAGGTGGAGCAATTCAACTTTCTGACGAAGCTATCGTTGGTGCAGATTATGTAGTTTACTACGTTGCATCTGTAACTGGTGTAACAACTGTTACTGTTGGTGCTGACACATTTGCTCCAGCATTCGAGATTTACGGTGATGCTTACATTCGTGATCAGCAAAGTGGTAAGGACTCGTTCATTCAGTTACATTACTTCAATGCACGTCCACAATCAAACTTTACTCTGACACAGAGTGCAAAAGAACCAACTTCATTGTCAATCGTCTTTGACTTGTTCCCTAACGATAAGAACGATTTGGCAACATACAAGATTATTGAGTAATAGTAATCTTGACATTTAAAGGGATAATATATCCCTTTTTATACATATAAAAAATTTAAAAAGATGGCGGTGGTTAAAAGTTAATGGCAAGAATTATTAAAAGTTTAGTTAATGGAGAATATTTATATCCTACTGTTAAAGACATAGGGAATCTTGATAACCTAAATACTACCGTCAAAACAGATATAGTTTCGGCTATCAATGACATAGTTCAAAATGGTGTAGCAATCAAAGACGGTGTAACAAGTTCAGAGGTTGATGACAAGATTGAAACTGCTACTAATAACTTGAAAGCTCAGACAGAAGCCGATTTAGCTGAGGCAAAGAGTCAGTTAAATACACGGATTACTGATGCTCAAACGAGTTTAAGTGGAGATATTGCAGATGCTCAAAAAGAATTGAAGGATCATAATGACAATATTCAAACATTAAACGATAAAGCTCAATCACTTAGTACAGATTTAGGTAACACAAAGACAAATTTGGATGATGTCAAATCTGATTTAGCCAATGTCAAAATTGGACAGAATGACATATCTCAAACATTAGATACTGTTAAGGGTCAAATCGAAACTAAAGCAGAAAAAGCTAATCTTGATGCTGCACAAGAACAGATTGAAAAGAATACGGCTGACATATTAATCAATGCCGAGGGCTTAGATAGTAAAGCCACAAAAGAAGATCTCACTTTAGCTAACCAAAATATAACAAAGGTTCAAAGTGATTTATCACAACAAGCTGATGAGATTTCAGGCAAAGTGTCAGAAGATAAGCTCACAAACAAGATGAACGATTTTCAAGTTAAGAAAGCAAACTTATTGCTGGGTACAAGAGATTGGTACAATTGGGTAATTAGTAATCCAGCCTACGTGAGTGTGACAGACAGTCTGTATAACGCATGTTATTGGGCTTCATTAACGAAGAGTACAGAGACAATCTCTATGAGCGTGAGCGGGCTAACAAGTGGCAACACGTACACTTTATCGGTGGTTGCTAAGACGATTAAGTCTGGCGATACGATAAACGTTCAAGAGAAAACTGCTGGAATATTAAAGACAAAAAATAACGATCAGAATGTAACAACTGACCCTCAAACATATTCAGTAACCTTTGTTGCTTCAAGCGACACGATCAATATAGCTTTTGGACTGACTGGTTCAGTAAGTAGTGGAAACGCACTCTTAATCAATGAGGCAAAACTTGAAACAGGTAGTGAAGTAACATATTGGGAAATGAATAGTGCTGATAACTTTGAGAGAATTGAACATTCAGAAGCACAGCAAAAAATTACCAGTGATCAAATCTCCAGTGTGACATTAAAACAAACACAACTAGGAGACGAACAAGAAGAACAAAGTGCTTCTATATCACAACTTGGCGATAAGATAGTTATTGCTCAGAATGATATCACTTCATTAAATGGTAGTGTTCAAGATGTGAACACAAAAATTGATAGTAAAGCTGGAGAATTACAAGCTACATTTTCGGAAGAGATTAATCAACAAATTGACAATATCAGTGATTCAAACAACAACGAAATTTTAAATAGTGGTTTCACATCAGGTTTAAATAGATGGCAAAGTGTAAGCGCAAAAGCTAATGTTGTTTCAGATTCAAATAACAAGAATTGGGTCGATTTTAAGCAGAGTGGATTAAGCGCAGACTCTCCAATATCTATTGAATCTAACTATTTTGAAGCCAAGGACAACGATGTAATTGTAGTAGCTTTTGATATGAACCAGCTAACAGATGTCACTCTTGACAACAATAATGTTTTGATACTTGAAGTATTCAACACTTCTAATAGTAGGATCGATTATAAAGAGTTACAAATATCTGATTGTGAAGTCATTGGTAGCAATCCAAAAAGATTGAAATATAAATATCAAATTTCTCATTCTGATGCTTCTAAGTTTGCGATTAGAGCAGAATTAAAGAGAAATGGTCATTTACAATTTTCTAACTTTTTAGCTGTCAAATCGACTATTAATAACGGTGCTTATACTACAAATGCACAAGATAACGTTGATGTAACAGTAAAACAACAAAATCAAATCACGGCTAACACAGAAGGCTTACAACTCAAAGCTGATAAGACATCTGTTGATACACTTAGTCAAACAGTTACAAATCAAACTGCACAAATATCTGTACTTAACGATGAGGTTGCAGAGAAGACGGCTAAGACAGATTTTGATAATTTAACTGGTAGAGTAACTAGTGCAGAACAAAAGGTTACAGCTAATGCAGATGGTTTAAATAGTACCGTAAGTAAGATGAGTACGTTACAAGATCAAGTTAATAATAGTGCAGTAGGTACTAACCTAATAAGCGGAAGCACATTAGAAAAAAATTGGTATGCCCAGTCTCCAGCTACTGCTAGTCTCGATGCTATAAATTTTGTAACATTTACTAAATCAACCACAAGTTCAGCACGCCAAGGCTACATGCACACCATACAATCGGGGTTTTTGCCATCACAATACTATACTTTATCCGCTGAAATATACATTGTTAATGTGTCAGGGTCTGGAACTGATAATGATATACACTTTAGATCTTATGGTTCAAATTCAGCTGCTACAGGAAATTATGTAGCACTCTTAGATACAAGTAAAGTTTCAGTATGGCAAAAATTAGTAGTTACTGGGAAAACTCCATCTGATGTGTCAGGAGGTCTTGATTTTGGATTATCAATATCTGGAGGTACAACTGGAGTATTTAAAATTCGGAATTTTAAATTAGAATTAGGTTCAGTTGCTACAGATTATTCTACTTGTCCTAGTGAGAATGCAACAGTCACATCTGTAACCAATGTATCTCAAAAGGCTGATCAAATAGCAGCAGACTTAGCTACATCAAATGGAGATATCACCCAATTGAAAGCTAGGGCAACAGGTTGGGATTCGAGTATTGCTAGTGCAAATGGAAAAATAAACACATTACAGGCAACTAGTGATGGTTATGCAACGAATATTAGCGCAATACAAAATCAAGTGAATAATAGTGCGGTTGGTACTAACCTACTATATGGAACAAGCATGTTTAGTCCATGGTATGGAACTACAAGTTTTAGTGGTTCTGGTGGAACGGCTGGATTGACTACTAAGATTGAGACGGACTCTGATGGCGATACAGCATGGCATTTATCTGGAACTGTTACTCAAAATTCAGTTCGAGGATTTTATAATAATCAATTATCCAAAAATTATCCAGCTCAGTATGCTTTATCCGTTTCTGTAAAGGGAACATTTGCAAATACAACTGTTAATGCTTTTACAGTAGAAGGAAATACAGGCTATGTTTCAAATGGATTGACATTATCAACTTCATATCAAAGATGGATAACGACAGGTAATATTTCTTCTGGCACTGGAGCGGCTTCAGTATTATACTTCAATGTTGTTGCAGGAGATACTGTAGATATATGGGTTAAGAAATGGAAACTTGAGAAAGGCTTAGTAGCCACGGATTATTCAACTAACCCAGAAGATAATGCTACAACTAATTATGTTAATAATCAGATAACTGCTACGGCAAGCACATTATCGGCTAATTTAACAAGCACAACTACAACCTTGAAAACTTATGCTGATAATTCAGCTAACAATGCAACGGCAGCAGCAATTGCAACGGCAGCAAGTGACGCAACTACCAAAGCTAATGCCGTTCAGAGCAACTTAGATAATCAGCAAATTGGTGGAACTAATTTAATTGATGGAACAGGTCAGCCATTTATTATGGGATATGGTATTCCGAATACTACTTGGAATGGTACGGAAGCGTATGTCAACCTTTCAAGTAGTAGACCCACTGCTAATGGTAATGAAATTCTACCACAAGCTGGTTCACCGTGGAATAATAATACAGGTATCGTACCTATAAAGGGTGCAACATATACTCAATCTATCTATATTGCTACAGATTGTACTATTTCAAGTTACACAGGTAACTTTATTACATGGTTTTCAAGTAAAGGACATGATTTACAACCCGTAACCCTAGTCAAAGTTGGTGATAATCTATACCGTATAACTAGCACAAAAACTTGGGCTTATGACAATGTAGGATTAAGAGTGTTCGATTTATATTTAAAAACTTTTGATTTGGTTAATTCAGGTACTTATATTGCTTTCTACCATCCTAAATTGGAAATGGGAAACACGGTAACTGATTGGAGTCCATCTATTGGAGATATACAAGCCGATGCCACAACTAAGGCTAATGCTGCGCAAAGTAATGCAATTACTCAATCAAAGACTTATGCTGATACACAGATTACTGCGACTGCTGGAACGTTTAGTGCTAATTTGTCAAGTACAACCACAACGTTAAAGACCTATGCAGATACTTCAGCAACGAATGCTAAGAATGCTGCTGTTTCTACTGCTGCAAGTGACGCTACGACAAAAGCAAACAACGCACAAAGTAATGCCGTTTCTACTGCCAGTTCAGATGCCACAACTAAAGCAAACAATGCACAAAGTAATGCCATAGCTAGTGCAAAGACGTATGCAGATACCCAAATTAGTGCTACTGCTGGAACATTTAACGTTAAAACGAGTGCAATACAAACTCAATTAGATAATAGTGCGGTTGGTACTAATTTGTTATTGGGTACAAGTAAATCTGCAAGTCTGACTGGTACAAATACAGCTAATCAAACGATGGCCAATTATTTATTAGCTAATGGATATAACGTTTCTAAACTTGCTACTGTCTATGGAACACAATTTACAGTCAGTTTTGATTGGTCGGTTTCAGGTAGCTCACCATCTGGAACTTATAGCATTCAATGGAATAATGTTCCATGGGGAATGGGTTTAAGTGGTACGGTTTCAAGCTCTAACACTTCAGGACATTTTTCTAAGACATTTAGTGTAGGAACTACTACTGCTAATATAGCTACTATGATTGGATTTAGATTAGATAACTTTGTGGGGACAATCACATTTTCTAACGTCAAATTAGAAAAGGGTTCAGTTGCGACTGATTGGAGTTTAGCCCCTAATGATACTGATTACACCAATATGTTTTCTATGGATAGCAATGGTATTACACTTGACGCTCATGGAGTAAATAATAGTAACAAGACTATTTTATTACGTGGTGATCATGTCAAAATTGATAGTAGCAATCCAGTAGTTATACCTACCATAAATGCCAATGTAATAACTGGTACAGCCGTTGCCAAGAATATGAATCTCGACTTTACAAACGGTAGTATATATGTCAATGCTTCTGGAAATCAAACATGGATAGACCAAAATGGTTTTCATAATACTAATGGCAGTGGGACTGATACTTACATTAAGAATGGTGTAATATCAACAAATGTAATTCAAGCAAATAGTAAGTTGCATATAGGTAATTTAAGTACAACTGATACTAGGTTAGTTTGGGGTACAGATGTAGATGTTAATGGAATGTCATTTACTGTTCCTGTCAAAGTAGGTTCAACCAATAATGCCAGTGATTATCAATCTGAAATTCAGGGATATATCAAAGGATTTGGATGGGATTATAAAACTGCTACCATGAAAGGTACGGGTGGTTCAGGTTTAGTTATGGGATTAGCTCAACAAACAGTATGGGGAGATCCTTATGGCGGTGACTACATTGGAATAGGTCAATTTGTCCCGACTGATAGTGCTAAAACAATGGCAAGTGCCGATTTTCAGCCAGCGATTGCTTATTGGGCTACTGGTGTTGGAGGAGCATACGGAGCAAATACTGTAAGTATCACTCCTCCACTCTATGTTGATTCGGGAATAAACGGTACAGCTGATCTGATAATGTCAAGTACAGGCGCTCATGATGCGGTTGTGGGAAGTAGTTCAGGACAGGGTAATATTGGTCTTAGAGGTTCAATATTCTATTGGGATTCTAAATCTGGCGGGACACGTATGATATATGCGGACAGCAATAAGTTTACAGTCAATACTATGTTCCAAGGTGGAGGAGTTATTCTAAATAATAACAACAACTTGAGAGCAACTAGTGGTGGCGACTTTTACATTGATGGTAATGGTGGTTCTGGTGGTAATGCAGTCTTACATGTTAAATCAGTTACACAGACCTCATTACTGAGTGCTAAGACCAATATTGTTAAATTGGATGCACAAGACGCAATAGATGCAATCAATTCTACTGATATATATAAATATTCATTTAAAGATGATGTAAAACAAGGGATCAATAAAAGATATGCTTCATACATTATTGATGACGTGAATGAAGTGTCTCAGTACACTGAGCCAGATGAATTTCTTGCTTCAGATAAAAAAGGACGTGATGATGGTACACAGTTATCTTATCTCACTGTTATGATTCAAGAGATGTACAAAAAAATGCAGTCGCAACAAGATCGTATTGAAAAGTTGGAAGCTCAATTAAATGAATAGTTTTGTACAAAAAAGAGAAGGAAGTGTTTTACGTGGAAATTAAAGTAAATAGTATATCTTATGTTATAAAAGATAGCGTTGCAAATTCTTGTTCTGTGGGTTTATATGGTTCTGATAGCAATGGTAATTTTGTAAATGTTACCATTAAAATTGAATTATCAGACTTGACTGATGGCAAGGTTTTTGAACAGACAAGTCAAAGTGATCTCGAAAATATAGCAAAAAATAAACTGGTAGAAATAGTGGCTGTAAAATAGGAGTGATAAATAAATGAATTTTATAATAGATAGTTATGAGGCAGAAATAGTTCAAGGCGAAATCAATGATTTTAAGATAGGCTTTTCAGCAAGTAATAGCGATGGAGAATCATTAACTTATTCTGCTAAGGTCTTCAAGAAAGATTTGTCAGAAGGTAAAGAATTGAAAGATACTATCATGAATGACGTAACTGTCATTGCAATGAATAAGTTAAAATCATATATCGCAGCAACAGAATAACATCAAGAATCTAGGGTTGGGTGGTTGGCGAGAAGAGGTATTATTATGAAAAATAAAAACATGTTAATTTCTGGTGAAGTATATGTGGTTAAGTAACTTAAAAGAAGGTATCGACTTAACATCACAAATCTTATCAGCTCCAATTGTTGTCACCTCTCTTGCTTTTTGTTGGAAGTGGTTCAAGCATAAGAGGGAAATGGACAAGGAGAAGTTGGAAAACCTACAGAATACAGATAGACTTTTGACGGAAGCAGTAAAGGCGTTATTGCACAACAAAATATATGACAATTGTACACATTATATTGAACGTGGATATATCACTACTGGTGAAAAAGATGATCTAGATTATCTATACGGTGGGTATAGTGGGATAGGCGGAAATTCGACAGGTGAATGGTTATACCTAAATGCAAGTAAACTCCCTATCCGAGAAAAATAACTGTCATTATTTTGGTTTTGATAGTAAACATATTGACATTATGTTATAATATGTTATATAAATTACAGGAGAGGGTGAGCGTAGTTGGTTGAACTTAAAAATTTAAGAACAGACCCAGTTGAACGTGAAATTAACACGGTTATTAAGTCAAAATATGGTGATATCACCATTTATGAACCTAGAAAGTCAGATGTTGAAGTGATAATGGGGTTACATGAATTTATTATCAGTTTGAATGTGAAAGATGAGAAAGAAAAAGATAAGTCAACATTGAAGATTTCAGATGCCACTATTCTAAAAGACGTTATTCCGCTTCTGACAGACATCAAAGTGGGTGACATGACGGAAGAGGAAATTCAGGACGTACTTGATAATCCAAGTACAGCTATGATGGAAGTTAATCAAGTATTAGTACACATTATTACGAGTGTTTATAAAATTGTACTTTTATCATACGCAAATGAACTGCTGGAACATGATGTGAGTTTGGAATCTATGAAGCTAAATCATTCTGCGGTTGGTACTTTCGTGAATCAAGCAAGTGAAACAGAAAAAGGTAAAGAATTATTGAAAGAGGTATTTGACGAAGCCGATAGGGTGAACGACATTCAAAAAGGAAAAGTTTCAAAGACTCTCCAAGAAGAAATGAAGAAAAAAGCCAAGGCTAACGAAGATGCTCCACAAGTTGACATTAGGGTCAAGAACGAGAATGTGAGTGAGGCAACTCACTTAACTCCCGCTCAGATTTATCAAGAAAAAGTCTTAAACGCTTATGGTGATGACTTAGATTAAAAGCAACAAAAACAGGTGAAATAATAAATATTAAACGCAAGGTTAGGATGGAAATTCAAAATATTTCTATCCTACTTTGCGTTTATTTTGATTGGGGGAATTTTATGGCACTCGAAGGAAAAATAACCTTTGATGGAATTTCGGCTGTAATTAGTCACATTGAAAAAGGTGTTGAAGAAGTTGTTTCAACATTAGTGAGACGTGCAGCAGAAGAGATTTTGAAAGAGATCTTGACACGAGACTTTCCAGCGGGTGCTGTATCTGAATACTACGTCCGAAGTGGAGAGATGGCAGATACAGTGAAAACCAGAATGACCTCTACTGGTAGAAGTGTTAGTTTTCTCGTCTATATAGATACTCATGAGTTGGGTATGTACCCTCCTTTACCTCACCAATGGGGTCATCACGTAGATGTTCATGGGAATGATTTTAGACAAGGATTGCCTATCGTTTTAGATCAAGGTGGACATTCTTCTATCTACGCACAGCCAGCAAGACATTTTATGGAACAGGGCTTTGGTCAAATGATTCCTAAATTAATCTTAGTTCTTGCTGAAGGTTTAAGAAGTAGAGGTTTTGAAACAGTAATTGAATAGAGAGGTGTAATTGATGGAACACAAAGAAGGATTAAAGTATCAAACAACAGGTAAACGTAAGATCAAAAAGTATACGACAAAAGAACGTATGGAGAAGATAAATCCAGATAACATAAAAATATATAACAAATATTTAAACAGTAAGAAAGCTCAAAATCGAGATGTTCGTGAAACTACGTATAAGGTATATCAATCATATATGAATATTTTCATGTGTTATATCGAAGAGAATTGGGATAATTTCTATCTACTTAATGAAGACATTCTTGAAGAAGATATGTTGGACATTATGGAAGCATACATGTTGTTTCTTGAAGATGAATGTGGGAATGGAAAGAAAGTTATAAATACAAAACTTAGTGCTGTGTCAAGTTTCTATGTTTGGGCTACGAAACGTAGATTGATACAATCACATCCTTTTAGTGGCAAGTTGGACAGAATAAAAAATGCTCAGGAAGAGAAGAAAATTGCAGTTTATTTCCTACATCAGCCAGAGATTGATTTGATAAAGAAAGAATTAAGCAAACCCAAGACGTCATTAAGTAAATATGATTACCAAGACGAAATTATTTGGAACATTGCTTTTGATAGTGCATGTCGAATAGGTGCATTACATCAGTTGAGCTTATCAAATCTAAATATGGATGAAATGATTTTTAAAGACGTTAGGGAAAAACGTGGAAAGATTGTTGATATTCCCTTTGAAGGTTCAACAAAGGTGAAAGTGCAAGAATATCTAGATTGGCGTAAAGAACAGGGTATTGACTGTGACGCATTGTTCTATGTTTGGAAAAACGGTGCATGGGGAAGAATGAGCAAACAATCACTTACTAATCGCATTAGAAAGATTGGGGAAATTGTTGGTGTTGGTGATTTCAGACCACATTGTATTCGTAAGAGTAGATTAAATCAGATAGGACAAACGGGTAACGTTCAACTTGCTAAGGAATTAGCTCATCACGAATCGTTAGATACAACTTCTAGATTCTATATGGAAGAGAAAAGTGAGTCGGAAACACTTAAAGACATAAGTAGATTGATGAATGGAAATAGTAATCCCAAAGACAAGAATAACTTAGGTGGTGAAAAGAATGAGTCAAACACTTGGTATCAAGGTAAAGGTAAATCTACCTTCTAAATCACAACTAGAAAGTGAGTTTAGAGAAAAATGGAAAAACTTTAAGGCAGATTTCACTGCTAAGATTAACGTTGAGGCAGATAAGAATAGTCTTAGAAAAATGGGGAAACAAATCAAGGATATCCTTGATGGAACTAATGTAACCATTAAACCTAAATTAGATACTTCCTCCGTTTCTAAGGAACTTTTACAGGTAACCAAAGAGTTTAGACATTTACGTGAGGAAATGGAGAAGAATATTGACTTAAAGGTCAATATGAAAGACGTTAAGAATAACGCCACCTCTAACGTTGCTGAAAACTTTAAGAAGCAATCTGAGGAGATTGAACAGACTGGTAAAAAGGTCGGAGAAAGAATTAAAGAGAATACTCTTAGAGAAGAACAAGCTCTGCAAGGTAGTCTCAATAAGTTAGTAACTGCTTCAAGACAAACTGCGAACGGTACAAGTAATAGTGTTACAAAGTCCGAAGATATCAATAGTTTCACTAGTCGAGTAACGAAGAGTACAGCAGACGGGTCTGACACAAAGTTAATTCTTGATCAGAAAAAGGCTTTGAACGAGTTGAAACAGACTATGAAAGAAATCGGCTCATTGGAAACAAAGGTTGCTGGTTCTAATGACCAAGGTAAGATTGCTGCTTGGTCTGGTCGTATTCAAGACTTAAATGTTAAATTGAAAGAATTACAAACAACATATCAACGTACTTTCAGTAAATTAAATGGTGGAAACAATAGCGCATTTAGTGGTATGAAGAGTGGTGTTGACAGTGTTAAGAAGATGAACATAGCCTTAGCTGAAACTCAACTAAAAGCTAAAGAATCTGCTAGTGCATTCAAGAAGTTATCTAGTGTTGAGAATGCAAAAAATAGTTTGCAGACTAGAGCTTTAACAGCTAATCGTGAAGAAAGCATAATAATTCAACGTCAATTGTCATTATTAGAGTCGAAGAAAAGATTAATAACAGAGTCTACTGGTGCTGAAAAACTTCTAAGTTCAACTCAGAAACAAGAGTTAGCCGTTCTACAAAGTGAGAATAAGTTAAAACTCATGTATGCAAAAGCACAAGCTAAAGCAGCCGCTCCAAGTCTAACAAAATCTTTGGCTACTCCTCTTAAATTAGACACGGGTTCTCTTGTTAATGGTGCAACAACCGCTGCATTGGCAGTTGGGGGACTAGGATCTGTATTGGTTGATGGCGCAAAAAAGGCATCGAGTTTACAAAATACCTATAAAGTTACAGGAAATTTGTTAAAAAGTGGTGGCGAGAAGGTTTCAGAAGTTACTAAGAACGTTGCACAAATGCAGAAAGATGGACAAGCGTATTCGGTTAAATATGGTAAATCTCAAGCTGATATCGCATTACAATATCAAGAATTAGTTAAGCGTGGTTATTCTTCCGCATCTGCATTGGGAGCTATGAAATCAGAATTACAAGGCTCTGTAGCATCTGGAGATGATTTTGCTGATGTTGTTAAGGTTTCATCTCAAACACTTGATGCCTTTAATCTAAGAACAAATAATACTGCCAAAATGACAAAGAATACTAAAAAAGTTGTTAATGAACTTGCTTATGCTGCCGATATGTCTGCGACTGCATTTGCTGGTATTGGTAAAGGTATGGAGTACGTTGGTGATACAGCACATAACTCTGGAATTAGTTTAGCAGAATCGTCAGCAGCATTGGGTGAACTTGCCAATCACGGACTTGAAGCAGATAAGGCTTTGGTAAAACTGGCCGCTTAAACAGAAATGTTTTTGAAAAAGAACTCCTTTAATTCAGTACAAGCCTAAATTATAAAAACATGGTAAGACTGAGCCAAGTCATATAGGAATATATGAAAGTGTGCAACGACTAGATAAAGTAGTCCAGAACGGACGAAATATCCACGAAGAGGGAGAACCTTAACAAGTAATGTTGAAGGTTGAGATATAGTCTGATCTGCATGGAAACATGTAGAAACGCAAGATAAAGAGCTTGCGTGATAACATAATGGGTACAGGTCTGCGTAAAGTAATCGTTTCATTAGGTAAAGATATTGCCAAAATTGGTACTAAAGGTGATGTATTAACACCACTCGGGATAAAAAAATCGGATCTCGTTGATGCAAAGGGCAACTTCAAATCGTTGGGAACAATGATGGATGTTATTAATCAAAAAACTAAAAACATGGGTAAAGCACAAAAAAGTAATGTCTTTAATGCTTTGTTCGGGACGACTGGACAACAGGCTGGTATTATTTTATCTCAATACAATAAGCAATTCCAAGATTTGGCTAAGAGTGTTCAGAAAGTTGGAGATAAAGGAAATTATATTCAAAAATTAGCTGATAGTAATAATCAGACTGCTCAACAATCAATGGCTAGATTTAAGGAAGCATGGAACAACTTAAAGATCATGTTTGGTTCTAAGTTATTACCTAGTTTCACTGATGCTGCTAATGATTTGTCAAAACTATTTAACAGTAAGAGTTTCGTTTCTGGTATCGAAAAAGATGCTGAAGGATTCGGGAAAATGGCAAAAGAGCTTTATGAACTTGGCAAATATGCAGCAGAGAACTCGGATAAGCTTGAAGCGTTGGGTAAAATTCTGTTAGACATATGGGCTGTCAACAAGTTGGTTCAATATGGAAAAGCGATGAAGTCGTTCTATAGTTTAATGTCACTCGGCAAGAGTAAAGCAGCAGAAGAAGCGTTAGCAGTTACTGCAGAGTCTAAAGCGTACGCTGATTTGGCTGCTAATAAAGAATTGGCAAGTGTAGCCGATCTAGGTGGCGGAGTGTCAAAAACTGCCAACACGGTAAAGGGAGTAAGTAAGGTTGAAAAAGTTGGCGCAGCAGCAGAGAATGCTGGTTTCTTTTCAAGTCTCGCAAGTGGTAGTGGAACAGTAGCAAAGGTTACTGGTAAATTTAGTGGTTTGCTCAATGTAGCTAAATTACTTGGTGGCGGACTTTTGAAATTAATCCCCATTGTTGGTACTGTTTTTGCAGCATTCCAGATAATGGATGCTTTGGGAATAAAACCATGGGAAATAAATATAAAGGGTGCAAATTTAACAAAAGATGCCGTAGATAACCTTAACAGTAGTCTGAAAGAGACTAAGAAATCATTTGAAGATACTGAAAAGAGTATTAACTCAAACTCTATCTTTAATGGTGGTGCTATTAGTAATACTAAGTCTTACAGTGATTTATCTTCAAGTTTTGCTAAAGGTACAAATAATAGCAAGAAGCAATTATCAGATGATGATTTCAACACTTTGAAAAATAGTTATAATGATTTAGCTAAGAAGAACAATCTTAAACTTAGGATTACGATTAACAACTATGACTCTATCAAAGAACAGTTAGATTCATTGAATGCTGAGTTGACAGAAATAGCTCAAAAGAACGTTTATAAAGGTAATAAAAAGATTGACAAAGAAGTTAAAGAAACAAGTACATTGGGTGGTTCGACAGCTTTTGAAGCAGTTAAGTCAACCGATAAGGGCTATGCTAAGCAAGTTAATGAACTCAAAACTGCTATTGATTCACAAAATAGAGCTATCAGTGAAGGTACAACTAGCTGGAATGCTGGACAGAAGAAAATTAAGGAGTATAAACAACAGCTTAAAGAATTAAATCAGTCATATACCGAAGGTAGTAATAATGCCAAGGTATGGAGTTCTAAGGCTGGTCAAGCGGTTGAAAATCAATGGGATAAGCAGACAAGTGCTATTCGTAAGCATATAAAAGAATTTGGTAATGCCTTAAACAACAACGTTTTTTCTTCAGATGATATTAAGATGATGAATAATTCTACTCTTAATAAAGCAAATGTTGCGCAAGGTTCTAGTCTTGAAAAACTGTCAAATCAAAAGAATATGATTGATTCGATTAATAAGAAATTGGCTACTGGTGGAGAGCTGAACCAAAAAGAAATTGAGTATTTATCTAAGCAAAACTCTTCATTGGGGACTAAGTCGAACAATGTTAGCAAGTGGAGTTCCACAGAGAAAAAGGCTGCACAAGAAGTCGTTGATGGGTATAACAAAGCGTATGATACCGAAAAGACAACACAAGAAAATAGAATGACTACTATTTTAGCTGCTAGTGGTAAATCACAAGATGCTATTAAGAAAACCATTGCTGCTTATGAGCAAGGTGGAGCAAGCTATATCAAGTTGATGTCTAAACAAGGTACTCTTGGAAAATCTATGTTGAACCTATCTGTTGAGTTTGCTTCACAATATGGTAAAAATTGGGGTAATGCTTATGCTAAGATTCAAACGCAAATAGACAAAGTACCTAAGACAACAATGACAGAATACAGCTTTGTTGACAAGACGACAGGTTTAGTTGATACGGATGTTATAGCTAAATTGAACGAGATTCCAGAGAAAAAAGGTACTAAGTATGGTTTAACCTATGATAATGCGGGTCATGTTGAGATTCCTTCAATTATTAAAGCATTGAACCAGATCCCTGAAATAAAAGGAACTAAATACGATGTTAATGGTACTGTAGATGCGAAAGCATTGATTACAGATTTAACCAGCAATATTAAAGCCGTTCCTCCTGTTATTGCTTGCAAGTTCTTAGCACAAACAACTGGTTTTAAGAGTGGCTTTAAAGGAATTATCAAGAATATGGCTGAGGCAGATGGGAAGAAAGCTACCGCTAAATTCTTAGCTGACAATCATTATTTTGGTTTATCTGCTGATGTGGTCAACGCCTATCTGAAGAAGATAGATGGTAGAACTGCTACTGCTAAGATTAAAGCTGATGTTCAGAATTATACCAAAGGCGTAGATAGCGTGAATAAAACAGCAGATAGTGTTTCCAAAAAACCTATTAAAGTTAAAGGTGACGCAAAAGATGCTTTGGACAAGATTGACTCTGCTCAGAAGAAATTAAGTAAAATCAAAGACAAAACGACGAACCTTAAAGGTAATCACAAAGAATTAGATTCTGCAATAACAAAAGCACAAAAGAACCTTAATAAGTTAAAAGGGAAAACTGTTAAGGCTGCTGCAAAAGTTGGCGGGACAAAGGATATTGAGAGTCTAGCTAAGGGCATAGGCAAGGTTAAAGGTAAGAATGTTAAAGTCAAAGGTGTTCCGTATGGCGCAAAAGATGTTAAATCTCTTGGTTCTGCGATTAATAAGATTAAGGGTAAGACATCAAAGGTAACAACAAAGGTAACTGGGAAAAAAGATGTTGATAAGTTAAACAATTCTGTTGACAAAACTCATAGTAAGAGTACGAAGACAAAGAACACAACTTTTGGAAAAAAAGATGTTGACAAGTTAATAAACTCAATAGCAAATGTCCATAGCAAGACATCTAAAGTTAAAGCTAATGTTACAGGTGGAAAAGATGTTGATAGTTTAAGCAAAAAAATCGCTAATTTGCCAACATCTAAAAGTGTAACAATCGCTGTTAATAAAACAGAGAAGACAACTAAAAAAGACGCTAAATCAAACTCTGTTGCGATTGCTTCTTCTGATGTAACCTCTGCTAGTCCTACTAAGTCGCTTTCAGCAGCGATAGGTAGTGACAACAATGCGATTACTGCAACTGCTGCTAAGAATATAGCGTCAAAAGATTACAGTGACAGTACAACGAGTGATTCTACTGTTAGTGAAGATGTATGGCGCTATTGGGGCAAACAGTTATATACAGGTGACGGTTTAAGCTCACAAGTTACTAAGTTAGAAAATGCTGTTACGCAAGCCGCAGATGATATAGATAAGTTAATAAGCCTAGCTAAGCAAAGGATTAATCTTGATAATCAACAGATTAATTATCAAAACAGTCTCAAAAGTTCATATCAAAGTCAAATGAACTCATTATTGTCTCAGTTAAAAGGGTATGGGTTCAAGTCAAGTGGTAACCAGATAACGAATTTGGATCACTCTCAGAGCTTTAAGGGTGATACCGCCGATAAGGTAAGTACACTTCTAGATTCTTATAAGACAGTTTATGAAAACATTGTTGATGTGTCTAACACAATAAGTAGTTTAAATCTTGATAAGTGGCAACAACAACAAAATATCATAGATTATAACACTACAAAGGAAACAAACAATGTTGCAACTTTGACGACTGCCGCAACTAACTTAACAACCTTGTTGAGTAATAATGCAAGTATTTTTTCAAGAGCATTAGAAGAGTTTGGAGATACTGATTACAATATGAAGGCTAAGTTGTCTTCGGAATCTATAAGTGATCAAGTTTCAAGTATGAAGCAATTGATTACTCAATTTAACAAGTTGAGTACCATGTCATTCATATCGAAAGATAATGCTTCAAGTGTTCAAAGCAGTCTTGAAAATATTAAAACTGCATTGTTAAGTGATGCAGATGCAATTATAACTTTGAGAAAGACACTCAATGATATTCAGATAAACCAGATAGCTAATGATTTGACGAATTTCACAACCTCGTTGAATACAAACATTACTGAACTGAAAAACAATGTAACTAATCTTCAAGATGGACTGTTGAGTGGTCAATCATTCGATGACTTAGGTAGTAGCTCATTAGATGTTGTTAGCTTTGATCAGACGACTGGATTGAGTTCAGAATTACAACAGAGATTACAACTTGAAAGTCAATTGGATCAGGCATTAGATGGTTTTGCTAAGAAGAACGTTGACCGTACTCAAAGTGTTGCAAATGCTCAGTTACAGATTGAACAGAATAAATACTCACAGTTAATCAGTTTAGCGAGTGCTTATAGCAATGGTAGCGTGGGACAAATATCGTTAAGTAGTAATGTTTCTGCTTCACTAGATTTAACTAGCACTGCTACGAATACGAACGCTGCTTTAGAGAAACAGTTTGCCACTATTTCTCAGAAATTTGCCGATAAGTTAAATCTTCTGAAATCTCAATATGCTAGTGCAATTAGTTCCTCATCTAGTCAAAGTGATAAAGATGCTGCCACACAGAAATTTATCGTACAACAGTTAGAGTTGCAAGAAGATATTTACCAAGAGATGATTACGTCTGACGAACAATCAATCGCTGCTCTGAAAGAGAAACTCAAACTTACAGGTTTGACAAGCGATCAGATTAGTACGATTAAGACAGATATTTCAAGTTATGAATCTGCAATTATTGATGCTCAAACTAATATAAAATCTGCTATTAAAGAGAGATTTGATTATGAGAACACATTGTTGCAAGCACAAATAACTAAATATCAAACGGTCACAGACACAATCACTAATATGGTAAATCTTGCAAAGACCTTGGGTCTTGATACTAATGCTCAGGGTGCTTTAATGGCACAGCAATATTCTTCAACGTTTGATCAGTACACGAACTACTTGAACCAATTGAGTGCTTTGAAAAAAGAGCAATCTAGTTATACCAATGGAAGTTATGAGTATAACACTCTTCAAACTGAAATTGATTCATTATTAACAGGGTTGCAAACTACTGTATCTTCGTTAGCTGATTTGAATAAGACTCAATTAACTAATTCTCTAAGTGGTATCACTAAGGAACTTGAAAAGAGTGTATACAATGGTCAATCGGCAGAACAATATACTCTCGATAATAGTATCTATTATAGTGGTGTTTCTAAGGAATTAGAACTTGAATCGTTGAGACTTAAAGCAAACGAATTAGAAAACAATGTTGTTGAAAAGAGATTAGAGGCTCTGGATGCACAAACCAAGATGTCTAAGATTGAAGCAGATTATGTTGATAAGCAAATTGATTTAGCCGCTGCACAAGAGAAACTTACAAACGCAGAGAATAATAAGAATGTTCAGGTTCTTACCTCTGATGGAAACGGTGGTTTCAATTGGCAATATGTGGCAAATCAGACTGATGTCAATTCTGCTGCTAAAGATTACAATACTGCTGAACAAGCGGTTGAGGAATATAAGGAACAACAAAAGCAAGATTATTTATCAAAGGTCGAGACTGTTATCAGTGGAATCGAGGACGGTAGCGTTGGACAAGATGATGCTAAGACAAGGTTATCTTCAATAAACGATGCTTACAAAGATTTACTTGACGATATTCCAACGTTTGATCCAAGTAAACTTGACGATATAAGCACAGAGTATGATAGCTATGTTTCTAAGAATAAGGAACTCTTAGATAAGTATGGTACAAGCTCTGATATATCAAGTAATACTAGTTATCAAGATTTAATAGCTAGTTTCGGGGAACAGTTTAAGAGTATATCCAAAGATTTAGGTGATATCTTTGGAAAGGAAATACGTGATGCTCTCAATTTACCAAGTGTATCTGGCGATGTTACTAATAATAGCACTGACAAATCGTTGGCAATTGATACTTTAACACTAGAGTTACCTAACGTAACTGATGCTGAAAGTTTCGTTGAAGCTCTAAAGACGCTACCAGATGTCGCACGTCAGGCAGCAAGTAGCAAGTAATAAAGTCCAATCAGAAATGATTGGCATACATATTATTGTTTAAAAGAAAGGAATGAGAGAATGACACAACCAGTATTAAATTATGTAGGTAATTTTGATGCAAAAGATAGCATTACATTCACTTATATCTATCTAGGTGCAGAACGTTCTACTTCAAATATGATCTCAATCAGAGAGAATGTGGGGGATAACCCGCCTGTCTATGAAAAAGAGGTTGTTTTAGCAGATAAGGAACACACTTTACCCGCGGGAACTTTGGAAGATGGCAAGGCATATCTCGCAAAGATAAAAGTCAAGACTGGTGATACTTGGTCTGATTGGTCTAGTGAAATTGAGTTTATGTGTTTGGATAAACCCAACATTGTCTTTGATACGATCGACTCTTCTAGCTATGTGTACAATGACGATATCTTAATGAGTGTCTTGTATACGCAAGCACAAGGCGACACGGTCAATAATTATCAATTTAAACTCTATGATCAAAATCATATTTTGATTAACACTTATCCAGTAAGAGTTCCACCAACGGAGGCTACTACTAGATTTAGTGAAAGATTTAGCGGTCTGATTAAGGGTAAATTATACTATGCTTCGATAACAGTCAACACTAGTCATGATATAAATTACACGATTGAGAAACAGTTTACACCTCAATATATCGTACCAACGATTTCGGGTATATTACAGCCTTTAGTAGTAGAAGATCAAGGACAAGTTATGATGGAAATGTTCTTAAAACAGATATTGGGAACACCTGTTAAGCCTTATATTCCTAACAGACCTACTGATAGTGAGACATACTACACATATTACAATAATGATTATGTTGTAATTCCACAAGACAATCCTTTAATGTTTACGAAATTAGGTATGGCAAAGGCTTCTGATTTTGTTGCTAAGGTATGGTGTATGAATGTTCTTAATGGTACATTTTTAGATTTTGCTCCCGAATTGGGTAATGGTATTCATATTAAATTCATAAAATATGACGACTATATAGTATGCGAAAAGACATTTGGTAGCTTAACTTCAAGAACTAAATCGAATATTGTAACAGGATTGGGGTTAAAGGAATTTTATCTTTATATTAAGGTCAAAGAATTTAGAATTGAAATGGAAATTGCTTTAGCTAATAGTTAGGAGTGACAAAATGATTATAGGATATGACTTTTTTAATAGAAATTTTGACGGTGTGATCTATGACACACCAATAGCGACTGCTGGGATAGATGAGGTGACTCTTGGAGCAGGAATGTACGATGAATTATATGTGACGGTAGATAACACTGTTGATGACAAGAACGAAAGACCAGAAGAGTGGGAAATAAAGACGATTATGGATGCTAAATTCAATAATGACATTGAGGCTGGGTCAATTGACGGTTCAGGTCACAAGGTAACAAGTATCAGTATGTATCGTAGAGAATATAAAACCAACAATGATTGGCAATTAGTTGCTTCCTTCCCTTATGACGAGAATTATGACGTATACACTGTTGTTGATAGATTTGTTGAAAGTGGTAGGACTTATGAATATTGTATTGTTCCAGTTGCTACAAACACCATGGGCGATATAACAAAGAGTAAGCCAGTTACAGTCGAATATGACGATACTTTTGTATCAGATTTGAATAACAACGTTAGATTAGACGTAGATTTTGAATGGGGCGGAGCAACATACAATAAGAACTCTAGTGTAGCAACACCGTTGAATGGTGCTTATCCAATTGTTAGTTTTGGTAATCAAAATTACAGAACAGCAGAAATCAAGTTCTTGCCTTTAACAGATGATCAATCAGAAGGTAATGCAACAGAAATCAATGGTAGAGCTGAAAGATTGAATAAGGACGCAGCAGTACAATTCTTAAACAATGGTGAAGCTAAGGTCATCAGAAGACCAGATGGAGACATGTTTGTTTGTGTAACTACTAATATTAAGACTACACCAAAAGCAACAGGATTAGCAGAAATAGAAGACGTTACATTTGACTTTACTGAAATAGGTAAATTAGATTATGCAACTATGGATAAGGTAGGTCTCATTGCTTCTGCTGGTAAGTCTGTATACACATATGATGACTATGGCAATGTTTTATGGAATAGTGAACCAGTCAATGATGACGCAAGACGTGAATATAGAAACTCATTTGCAGAATAGGGGGAATGGTAATTGAATAATATGTTAGTTAAAAACCAAAAGAATTATCTCGTTCCCAATATCGTAGATGATTTATATGGTGACATTAAACAAAATGCAATATCGGTTCATACACAACCTATACGAAATCTTAGTACAATAATTCAGATATTAGATAGCGATGGTTCTGTAATAGATACCATTGAAGGACGAACAACAGGTGGTACTTTGAACGGTACAGGTGATTCATTAATCAAGAGAACTGGTAGCATAACAATGGTAGTTGATCCAGATTATATTCCAACAGACGGTGGGGCTATCTGGTTCAATAAAGAGTTTAAAATCTATCAAGGAATTGAAGACTTAACAGATAACACTAAGCCAGTTATCAATTTCTTGTTAGGAACTTTCTTAGTTGATGAGGAAGGATTGTCTATATCGGATTCAGATAGCTCAATAACCTTAACATTGAGTGACAAAATGACAAGATATGACAGTGATACATTAGAAAATGAGCTAACAATTCCCGCTGGAACTCCAATCAATGTCGCTATAAGAAAAGTTATGGAACTATTGGGAGAGAACTCCTTTGGATATATGTATGAGAGTGACGCAAGCGAAGTAGTACCGTATGACTACACTCAGGCTATTGGTAGTAACATAACTGATATTATCAAAGAATTAAGAGATATGTACATGGACTACACATGTGGATATAACGTCAAAGGTGAATTTGAATTTCGTAAGTTGCAGATTCAAAAGGATATAGACACTCAGGACGTTAAATGGACATTTGATTCTACCAACTTAGATAGAGCAGATTTAACATTATCATTCAGTGAAGCATATAATTTGAAGAATGTTAAGAATAGAGTAGTTGTTTATGGTAACACTGATACCTCTACTGGTATCACACCAGAGGCGGTAGTAAGAATTACTGACTCGAAGAATCCATTCAACGTTGATGCTATTGGTACTAGAACAAGTATTATTGTGGACACTAAATTATCTAACGATATTCAGTGCTTGGCAGAGGCAAAATATAACATTTGGAAGACAGCACATTTTCAGGAACAATGTACTATTTCCACAATTCCAATCTATATTTTTGAACCATATGATCTTGTTGAAATAGTTAATCCAGTAACGGGGAACAAATACAGATACATGATTGATAGTTTTAGTATTGATTTAAGTGTTACTGGCACAATGAGCATAACAACACACAAGATGTATTATGTTGGAATTGAGTATGGAGACGAAGAACTACCTGTTGTTGCAGCAATCAAGAAAGGTATCAATCAACTTGGCTGGTTGAGTCTTGGTGAACAAAGAATTAAAGATTGCTATGGTGTTTCTGGTAGTGGAGATAATACGATATTTGTTAGATTTATTAATGAAGCTGCTGGGGGAGAACAGGCTGCTGTCACAGGGTATACAACCACGAAATCGCAAACAATGGAATTTGATTTAGCTGATTTTAAGACTATCGTTCCTACTAGTGAAGATGGAGATACTGGCAGATCCAAAGGTGATTATGCAGATAGAATTTTAGCTCACGAAATGTTCCATGCCGTTTCAAACGATTATTATGACGTGTCTAATACATTGGATATGCCAACATGGTTTAAAGAAGGCTTTGCGGAGCTTATACATGGTGGGAAAGATAGATATTTGTCTTTGACTGGATATGAAAGCAATGCCGCAAAGAAAGCCTCTATGATTAATAAGGCTAAAGATTTATTGAATGGTTCTTGGGATAGTACGTCAGAAGATTACAGTGTAGCATATTTAATCGCTTGTGCAATCTATTACTTGAATGATAGTGCAGACAGTTTTAGACAAATGTTCACTAGAATAAAGGGCGTAAAGAACTTAAATTTAAACTTTCTAGTCAAATTATTACCACTAAAAAATGATAGTACCGATATGATTAATCTTATAATTGAAAAAATGAACACAATGCCAATTTGGGATTATCTTAACGATTCAAATGACACAGACACATGTTCTATTGGTGGTATTCATATGATGAATCTTACTGGCTCTGTAATGGATGCAAGCAGTGTGTTCAATAATTCTGCTGCTACAACGGTATCAATTGGCTTCAAAATAATTTACGATTAATTAGTGTCAATATTTGGCAATTAATTTACAAAAAAAATAAATAATGCTATAATAAGCGAAGAATAGGAGTGATGTTTTTATGTCTAGATCGACTTTTCCAGACAGTCTAGATAATTTTCCAGAGCTGTCTGATTTACCAGCAAATAAGGTTCAAGATGCTAATGAATTTGTCCAATTAAAAGCACTTAGTTCATTAGATAACAACCAACAAAATAGGTTGAATGCCTTAGCTGCTGAATTACAAGATAACATTATTACACCAGAAACTATGAACAAAGTTACTGACTGTATGGTAGCCTTAGAGCAATTTTTCTTAAACAATGTTGACGGCTATATTGAAGCAAAACAGCAATTGTGGGCGACTTATGTAAACAACTTTAACTTGGTAGGTGTATGGGACTCAACTAAGAAGTACGGCAAGCAGAATCTTGTGAGCTACAACGGCGATTTATACCTCGTACTGCAAGATGTAGTAGCAAGCAAGAATGATACACCCGATATGTCTGCAAGCTATCACAAGGTCGCTTATAAGGGTGACAAAGGGGATATTGGTCTCAATGCCTCTTATAAAGGTGTATGGAGTGGTAGTACCAGTTATGCAATTGGTGATGCTGTTTCTATCAAGGTAGGCGATTCTTGGAATCCTGTTGATATGGTCTTTATCTGTAAGGTTGCTAATTCAAACCAAAAACCCGATTTAGATACTGCGGGTAGTTATTGGTTTCCTTATACGCAAATCTTAGTTGGTAAGACACAACCGTCTAATTTAAGTCCTTCTACCGCCTTTATTCAAGTATTAGATTAGGTGGTGAGCGAGTATGGCAGATGCAAAAACAACAAATGAAATACAACAAAATTTTATTGATAGTATATCTACGATTGTTGACAGCAAACTTGCCACAGCAACTACCCCACAGAATAAGGTAGGAATAGTCAAACAAGATCCTAGTGGATATAAATGTATCGTCACTATTAATGGTTCAGATTTTACATGCACTCTCCCCGAACATTTGCATGACTGGATAAGTAAAGACGATATAGTTATTGTTCAAGATCTTTATGGCAATGGTTCTAACTTAACAATTATTGGGTCGAGTGGCTCTACAAGAAGTGCTACATTAGTAATTCATGATGACGAGAAAGGTCATAATATTAGCGGAGTAACGAAATTTGAAGACGATGATGGTAATCTAAATGACGATATAATTGTCCTTGAATAGTAGTAATATTAACATTTTAGAGGAAGTGAAATAATGGCAACAAAACACAATAGTATTTATTGGGTAAACAATGAAAAGTATCATTTTGAAACAGAAGGCGCTTCTGTCATTATTTATGATGATGCGGGCAATGCCCTTGGAACATTAAATGATTTAATGCTCAAAGGTAAAGTAGTGGAGAATGTATCTTTCAAAACTATTAAGGGTACTGGAGTATATAACACGAAAGGTTTGACAGATTTGCCTAGCAATATCCCCACTGATAAAAGAGCTATTTTATCAGTAATGGCGATAGGGGCAACTGCGAACCCAGACGTAATTTTATATAAGATTATCGGATCAAATGGTGTCATTGCAGAATGTACATTATTTAATGGTACTTATACTGATTGGTCGGCTGGTGGTATTTCATTACAGAATACCATTAATACAATCAACACAAGTATAACTGCATTGGGTTCAAGAATCACTGACACAAACAAGAGTATTGGTGACGTATCAACCTCGTTAAATAATTTAGCAACTAAATTTGGCAACCATAATCATGACGGAAGATATCCTCAATTATCTGGCGATACAATGCAAGGAAATCTCGGTATGAAATATGGAGCTAGTTATCAGTTCAACCGTTCAAACGGTCAATCTGTAAACATGGCTAACGTTGACCAAAACGATAAGTTCACTCTTGGAAATGACCAACTTGCGTTGAATATTCTTAGTTCACAAGATGTAAAAATTAATGGTCACAAAGTCTATACAGACTTGAATAGTGGTGAGGGATCAGGTATCAATGCCGATCAACTTGATGGCCTAGACAGTACGAAGTTTTTAAGAAACGATATTGTCAATAAGGTTCAAGCCGATTTTGAATTAGAAAATGGACATGAACTTAGAGTAATGCCAGCAAATAATAATTCAACCGATCCATATGGACGTGTTCTTGCAGCATCAGGTGGTTTAGTGCTTGGCGTTAAGGGAGCTGATCTTCTCGGCGTATATAGTAACAGAATTTGGTCAAATGTACCGATAACATTGAGTGCTACTGGTGCAGAAAACGTAGTACAGTTCACTAAGAGTAAGGGTACGATTGGAATGTATTATAACGATTCGAGAGAAGAAATGGGATTCTATGATTACGGTCGTGGTCAATGGCTTGGAAGTTTTACTACAGGTGGTGATGGGATATTAAGAGTTCCTAATGCTCCATTAATTAGTGGTAGAAGATTCTTCTTAACTAATGATGAACCAAAGGGAAGTATACCGTATGGTTCGGTATGGATCGGATTCTAGGGGTGATTAATTTATGACACAAGGAATTAGAATGAGTGATGGCAAAGGTAATTGGCTAGATCGTCAAGGACAAGCTAAGATATGGAATGGCTCATCATGGCAAAAGGCAAAAGTGAAATTGTACACGGGAACTAGTGAGGGTTGGAGAACGGTATCTCAAACTACACAAACATTAACTTTCCCAGCTACATGGACACAAAGTTATTATGGTCAAACATCTTGGACTTCTGCTCGTGGCTTAGACTTTTCTGCTAGACCTAGAAGTGATAAAGGTAACAATATGTTGCAAGGTAGGTTTAGTAACCCTGATGTACGTTGGGAAGGAGATGCTGGTCTTCAGTCTGGTATGATGGGCTTTAATGATGCAGCTATCAGAAGTGCATTGCAAAATTCCACTATTAATTCTGTTAAATTATACCTTCATTCTCAACATTGGTGGTATACAACTGGTGGACAACTAGTATTAGGAACACATAATTCTAGTGGTTGGCAAGGTAAGGTTACTCACAAACAGTATGATATAGTGAGACAAAATTACGGTAGTCGAGACGAAGGTCATTGGATAACACTACCTAATTGGGTAGGAGAACAGATTAGAGATGACGCAATTAAAGGCTTTGTTACCTATAACGGTAGCACTGATCCTTATTACTATGGTTATTTCTATGGAACTGACGATTCAAGAAAACCAAAGCTACAAATAACTTATACAAAGTAATAGTAGTAATATTACAATATTAAAAGAAAGAAGGTTTTACAATGTTAAAGAATATCAAGAAAAAGTTTGTCGGTGACGATGGCACGCTCAATGGAAAAATGGTGGCTGCTTCAATATCATTGCTTATTGTTATCGTACAGCAACTTTTAGCAAGTTTTGGCATTAAGTTTACTGGCGACATTGGAGCAATTGTTGCTTGCATTAACACAGTGTTAGCATTCCTAGGTTTAATTGGTGTATTTAGTGAACCAGCTACCGTAAGCGTTGATACTGCTTCATTGGAGCAACAAATCGTTTCTTCAAATGCAGAAATTTCAGCAGCCAAGGCAGCAGCTAATACAGCAAAAGCAGTAGCAAACACTGCACAGGCATCAGTAGACTTGGCACATACAAAGATTAGTAACTTATCTGGTCAAGTTGATGCTATTAATTCAACAGTTGCAGCACAGTAATTTTAAGTAAATAAAGAATATATTTCGGGAAGGAGAAAATATGAAAAAGAAAATAACATTAATGTTAGTTAGTTTTTTAACTATCATGATATTTGTCATTTCAGCGTCAGCAAATACGCTTGGAATGGATGTTTCAAACTGGCAAGATTCCACAGTTCAATATTTTCAGACTATGAAAAGCCGTGGCATGTCATTTACCCTTGTAAAGTTAGGTGGTTCTGGCGGAGGTGAGGGAACTCACTATAAAAACCCGAAGGCATCAGCACAATTAGCAAATGCTAGTTTAGCTGGAATGGATATAGGGAGCTATTTCTGGGGTCAATTCGGGGCAGATCAAAACTCTGCAAAAGATATGGCTAACTTAGCTATCAGCGATGCACAAAGAGTTGGTTTGAAAACTGGTTCAGTAATTGCCTTAGATTATGAGGCTGGTGCAACTGGCAACAAAGAAGCTAATACACAAGCTATTATCACGTTCATGGAGACGGTTCAGAAAGCTAATTACAAAGCTGTATTATACAGTGGAGCTAGTTATCTGAAAACCTACATTAACGTGAGTGAAGTCGGCTCAACTTTTGGAGCAAGGGTGTGGATAGCATCATACAAAACGATGAGTTACCAAACTGCTCCAGACTTTAGATACTTCCCTTCACTGGATTATGTAGCAATGTGGCAATTCGGGAGCAACGTGTATGGTGTTGACGGTAATGTTGATTTAACAGGAATCATGAATAGTGGTGACGTTAAGGACAACACGCCTGTTACGCCGACAGCTCCAAAGGCAGTAGTCAAGGAAGAAACAGTTGATAACTCAAACAAGTATTATGTTGTTGTTTCTGGAGATTCATGGTGGAAAATTGCCAACAAGCTAGGGTTAGATATGAACCAATTGGCTCAATTAAACGGTATGACAGTAAACACTGTTATCCATCCTAATCAGAAATTGCTGATCAAAGGTACATTGAAAAACAATGTTACTACATCAGCTAAGAAAGCTGTACAAGCTCAGGCTCAAACCCAAACAGTTAGCTATAACTATTACACTGTTAAGTCGGGAGACTCGTGGTGGGGTATTGCCAATAAGCTGGGTATGAACATGAATACTCTAGCTCAGTTGAATGGTAAGACAATCAATTCAATGCTATATCCTAACCAGAAGTTGAAAGTTAGTGCAACTAAATCGGTTACCACAACGACAACTGCAACGGTAAGCTCAAAAGTTTACTACAAGGTTAAATCTGGTGATACTGTTGGGTCAATTGCTAAACGCTATGGTGTTTCAGTAAGTCAAATTCAACGATTGACTGGATTGAAAAATGTAAATTACATTTATGTTGGACAGACGTTGAGGGTTAAATAAATACAATAAAAATAAGCCATTTAGGCTTATTTTTATTTACAAATGAAACATATGTTCGTATAATGTTATCTGAGGTGATTATATGCTTAGTCCAAAAAAGCAAGCAGACATAATAAATGAACGTGCAGAAAAATATTTCATTCCTAATATTCGAGCAAGATATCAGATAAATATTGTTAATGATAGATTCGACAGTAGATATAATTTCTTTTTCCTAAAGGGCAAACCTAACCATTTTACTAGATCATTACCTCTAAGAACATTACAAAATGAAGAATACGACATTGAATATCTTGAAGCTATTTACCGTGAATTAAAAAAGCAAACTAATTTTACAATCATGTTTATCTGTTTTAATGGTCAAAGGTGGCATAGTAATGATAGAGAGATAAAATAATTTTTTGTTTCTTATAGTAGTAATATTGACATTAAAATTAAATATGATATAATGAAAAAGTATTTATATTATAGTATATTAAACAGCATACTAATTCCTACTATAGAAAAGAGAGTATAATAAAATGTTCGATAAAGTTATTGATTTTCTAAGAAAACCCATTAGCTTTGAAGTTTTGATTGCTACATTCTCAACGAGTATTCTTTTATCGGCCGCAAATTTTTTACCATCTAATTATTTAAAAAACTTCATTTAGAAAACTTTTTAGATAATTACGATTATATTGTCTTAATTTTTCTATTTGGTTCTTTTTTTCTATTGGTGGTTCGTATAAGTAAAAAAATAGCAAAAAAGAGAAGAGATTTGGCTTTTAACAAATATTATACCGAACAGCAAGAAAAATTATTCCAAGATCCAGAAGCGATGACAATTTTAAAAGAACTCTATAGAAATCATCCTAATTCTGCAAATCTTCCAATACACAACCAAAAAGTTCATTTATTGGAACAATTTGGATTAATAAGCAAGGCTGGGAGATTTGCAATGATGACATCAGATAATCCTCGATTCCCTTATATACTTCAACCTGTCGCTGAGGAAAGAATGAAGAGATTATAAATTATTTGTTATATTGCTTTATTTTGCGTAATATAACAAATTTAATAGTAGTAATATTGACATATTTAATATGATATGTTATATTATAATTAAGTTATGGCTATTTGCGGTATTACCCTCGTCTGGCAGACGACAGTATGTAATATTCACCTTGAAATAATAGGTCTTACACTGGCGAGGCTTGTAGGTTCGATTCCTACTGGTCATATTACGTTTTTTATTGGCGGTTCGCCTCCTAAAAGTCGTTTAATATAATTTGGCGATTATATTAAACGCATCGTAGTGACATTGGCGTAATGGTAGCGCACTTGACCTTCACAAGTGATATGAGTTCGATTCTCATATGTCACATAGTATTTAAAGTAATCTTTAAATACGCAGTAATAAATTAAACCCAATCCATTGGCACTAGCATACAACTGAAAGATCAGTCAAATCTTTCCTAGATATGTCAAAAAGGGTGAAATGTTAATAGAATTGACACTCTAGACATTTCGTCAACATAATTCGGTTCGACCCACAAAGGCGGTTTTTTGGAATTATGACTAGTCAAAAATAATTCAATGCTAATATAGACATTGAATCATCGGGTTTGAGATTAAATCCAACGAGTAGGTTCTATACCGAGCTGCTAGTGTGGTCACTAAAAAGGAAAGAACGTGAGCGATGTGGTATAGGCAATCGTCCATTCAAGTGGGGCATGTGAGTTCCCATTCTACTACTTAGACCTTCTTATGGTTGGTTTCCTTCGGGTAGATTACTAGCAAGTGTGGCGCAGAGAGTAACGCTAAGGTTTGACTGGTTGCGTGAGTAAAACCGTGAGAACACCTGACTACACCTAATGTACGAGGTAAGCCAGTATTATAAAGTTAGTCACTGTATGGTTTGAATCCATGCCACTTGCATAACTGGAACAAGAGGAGAACCAGTATAAAGAGAGTTTCTCCCGAAAACGGAACTGAATTGGGTAATGCTAGTAATACTCAATAACTGGAAGTGTTAAAAGCTCAGATAGTTCAAATCTATCCAGTTCCATTAGGATTGGAAGTTTCCATCAATCCATAATAGCCTAGTAAATATCTGGACAATGGTTCGGAGTTCCTAGGAAGCCTTGAAGTGATGATAGGATATTTTGAGGTTTTAGTTTGACTAGAATCCTTAGATAAG